GAAACCAAAGAAATAATAGTCGTCAGTATGAGAAAAGGCATATCTGTCTGAAGATACTGATGTTTTAGATACAATCGTCTTCAGATAGACTCCAAAATCTGTGAGTTGTGAACTTCTATGGATGGGCAATTGGGACATATCTTAAATGTTTTCCACCAATATTTCCCGAACAAACACCCAAGCTTCCTCTGTACAGTAGGATATTCCCGGACGGATGATGGCGTACATGTCAGTGATGAACTCATTGTCTTTCAACTTGGTTTCTATATTGGCAAGGAACTGTTTGTGTGTGGGAGGCTGCTCCACTACAAATGCCATATATTGACGATAGCACTCCAATATTTTCGTTGCATTCGTATCATTATTCTTCATCGCCCAATAGAGATCGAAAAGGTCGCGTCCCTTACGGCGTTGATACAATGCCCGAAGTTTTGTTCCGAGCAGTTCTTCCAACTCATAGCAAGTTAAATCACATTTTCCCGTAAACCATGAATTGGTTACTTGAAAAGGAATCTGTTTCAGCCCCAATACACTGAAATGCTCACGGGTGTTGATTTCTATCTTCAGCCTAAGATCAATAACTGGAGGGAACTCCGATTCAAAGCGATAAATAACCGTGTTGTTGTGGATATGTTGCTTAACCGTCCGTTTCGTTCCCAAGAATGCAAGACGCTCACGTATTTCTTTCAATATCGGATTAATCGGAGCTGGCTTTATTTGCACTAAGTCGATGTCTTCCGAATAGCGTACTTGCGGCTGTATATAGAGTTTGTGTAGAGCCGTTCCTCCACGAAACGCCAATGTCTCCCTGATGAGTGGCGAGGAGAACATTTCCACCAGTGCTCGGCTAATAACTAAATCCTGCTCTACTTGTGCTTCGTTCGTCCAAGGGGCTACGGACTTCCATTCGAGAATATAACGTTGAGGTATCATGATATGTCTGTTTCTATTTCATCGTTTACAATGACTTTCCATTTTTCGTCCAATATGCCACGCTTCTCTGCCGAAAGGGAAAGATATTGGGGATATACAGTCCGTTTGGCAAGGACGGAAGACAAGCTCTTTGTCAGGTCTGCTTTTTCCAACAGACTCTCAAAGATGTAGCCCAAACGCTGTATGATAGCTGTAGGGTAATAGGTTGCGGTGTTTCGCAAAGAGGATTTGCTGATACATTCAGACAATTCATCGACAATACCGACAATCCTTGCTAGTCCGAAAGTGCGTTGATTCTCCACAAGGTCGAGCATTGTCGCCTCCGGAGTGGACACATTCACATATCCCGTTCGAGTCTTCATCTGTGTAATACAAGAGTTATTCCACTCTTTCTTTATGTTGAAAGCAATATGCAACCTGTCATTCTCAATGTTTCTGACAGGAGGCATACCTGTGGTAACAAAAAAACGCATCGGCTGCTGATGAGCTGCTCCGTGAAGTGCGGCAGCCGATAGAAGCGAGATGTAATAGTCTCGTCCTATGTATTTCATCAAATCATCGACATACATAAGAGGCGGAACGTTTTTTTGCAGAGAAAACTCCGGAGTAATAATCACGTAAAAGCCTCGTCTGACAAGTGCAATCTCTCCATTACTTGCCAAACGGGATAAGGATACCTGTGCGATTTTTCTGCCATATCCGCTTTGTTGCATCACCTCTTCAATGGAAAACGAAATTCGCCCCACCGACAAGACCTGTCTGATAAAAGCACCGTAAGAGAATATTTTTTCTGCCATTTCCTTATTCTTTAATAGTAGCCATAATAGCTACCTTTTGCAAAGATAGACTATTCAAAAGAAAAGCCCAAAGATTTGAGTAAGAAAATAATTTCAACTGTCTTTTACATTTAATTATACCATACATCCTTGGAATAATACACAAATAAAATTGGATTTGTTTTCTTCTCCGAAAGCCTGCCGATTATCCACCTTCGCAAAGTCTTTGCCTGTGGCGTGGCTACACGAAACGACAGCATCGTTATCATTTCCATACCATACAAATATGTAAATCCTTGTTCAGATTGGATTGTCCTCATTGCTTCCGTATCCATCAGGAGCCCCTCCTTGAATATCGCTTTGATTTGTGCGTTCACCTTGCCGGAGAAGGCTCCGAACAGGTCGGCTATCTCACAAGCCGACATCCAAACAGGAGTTGACGGGATATGTACATTTCCCTTCCCATCTATGGTTATAGTTCCTCTTTTCATAGTTGTTTAGTATTCATTGTTCTTTCGTCTTTCCATCAGCCTGTCCATATCCTCTGAGATTTTCTTCTCCGAAATCTTCGCATAGTTCTGCGTGCTGGTAATAGAAGCATGTCCCATCATCTTGGCAATGCTTTCTGTACATATACCTTCCGAGATTAAGAACGATCCGAAGCTATGCCTTGCTTGATGGTAGGACAGGTTCTCCTTGCGTCCGATGATGACACCCAGTTCATGTATTTCAAACCACATCATATCCCTGCTTGGCAAAGGGAAGACGGGTTGTGTGTCATCTGTCGTGTTGTATAAATTGATAATCTGCTCGGCTATCGGATGCAGGGGAATGAATGATTCTACTTTCGTCTTCCTGCGGTTAATCCGTATATAACGCCGTCCCTCGGCCGTCTTTCCTATGTGGTGCGGATATAGCAATTGCGTATCAACATAGGCAAGCCCCGTAAAACAGGAGAAGATGAAAGTCCGTCGAGCTAGTTCTTTCAACGGGTCGTTCTGTGGCAATTTGAGTTCCAATAACTGTTTCAGTTCCGCTTTGCTGATGTGCATACGCTTGGCAGGGGGCTTCTTCTCATATTCGACTTCTTCCAATGGATTGGCTCGGATAATCTCATGGTCAACGGCAAGGTAAACCAATCGGTTCAGCCAACAAAGGCAATGGTTGGTCTGCGATGCTCCGAAGTTTTTGTATCGTTTCAGATAAACCTTGTATTCCTGTCCGAACTCCTCGGTGATGTCCAAGAAAGCAATGTCGCTCATGCCTTTTGACTCCAAAAACTCTCGAATATAACTTTGGTAATATCTTGAACTTCTGTATGTGGAGTTTGAGCCTATTTCCTTAGCTCTTACTGCAAGACGTTCTCGCTCCCTTTCTCCCATCTGGAGTAAATGAATGGGAACTACGACATGTCCCGCAATTTCATTTTTCAACAGTTCCGCACTGACAACACCATATCTCTTAAGGAGATCCTCATAAAGCCGTTCCGCACCACTGCGGAATTTCTTCAGACGGTTGTTTGTCCGTGCATCTGAGGTCTCTGCATTTTTGGCGTTCCATTGTTGGGGTTTGCAGGAAATGCCCGTGGTAATGACGGTGTTCTTTCCGTCAATGGAGATTCGGCAAAGGACAGAAGTCGTACCGTCCACACGTACCTTGTTACGATTGATATAGAGTAATAATGAAAATGTGCTACGCATAATTCGTTTGTTATCTATGGGGTGTTTATAATATGAGTTTCAAATCCTTTGTCGCTTCGATGTATTTGTCCATATCCTCGAAGAGTTTCTTTGGGGTAACCTTCGCGTATCTCTGAGTCGTTTGTAGGTTCGAATGTCCCAGCATCTTACAGATAGTTTCTATGGGGACTCCTGCTTCCAGAGTAATCAATGAAGCGAAGGAATGCCTTCCGGCATGGTAGGTCAGGTCTTCCTTTATGTCAGCGAGAACCGCAAGGCATTTCATCAGGCGACGGAGATTGGGGTGGTACAGCATTGGAAAGAGTGTCGGACGGGTATCGTCGTTGTATTTCTCTATCAATTCAAGGGCTTCGGGCAGGAGTTTGACACAGGCTTGAAGTTCGTTTTTCTTGCGACGGTATTTAAGCCATAGACTTCCTTCATCATCGGTGAAGAGATTGTCTCGTGTAACCGATACCGCATCAGCATAGGAAGTTCCCGTATAGCAGGCAAAGAGGAAGAGGTCTCTTGCCAAGATATGAGAGCTACAATGTTCGGGAATGACCAAGTCACGGATTTTCTCAAAGGATTCCCGACTTAGGGCTTTCGGTGTCTTCTCCTCTTGCTTGGGGAGACTGAAATGAGCGAAAAAACATTTATCGGCATAGCCTTCCTTGTAGGCTTTACGGCATACTTTTTTGATGATGGCCAGGTAGTGTCGGCTGGTCTCTATGGCAAGCCCTTTGTCGTCCACGACAAAAGACTGATAGTCGTGAATGAACTGTTCGGTCAGCTGACCGAAGGCAATGTCCTTGGAGTGGAATTTCTTTTGAATGAACTCCGCCAAGGTTCTTCGGGTGTAGAAATAGGCGGGGTATGTTCCTTTTGCCCGGTCTATCCCGATACGTTTACGGAGTTCCTCGCAGACGATGTCCGTCATTGCCAGCAAGGTCATCTGTGTTTCGAGACTTCCCTGAAACAGATTCTTGACCGCTTCGGCATCAAAGTCTGCCTTGCGTTCCATCAAGGTGTCGAATGCAGCATGAATGGAAAGCAACAACTTGTCTAATTTGGCATTGACCTCTACTGCTTCATTGCTTTTACCGTTCAATCGACTCTCACGGGGATTCCATAAGTCAGGAGTACAGGAGAGTTTGCAACTGAACTGCACCATCGAACGATTGACGGTAATGCGTCCCATGATAGGGGCTTTGCCCGACTTGTCGGGTCTGCTCTTTTTCAGGTAGAGCAACACCTTGAATTTTTCTATCTTCATACGCTTTAACTTTATGGGCAAAATTACCCGTTATCAAAGCGTTCTCTGATACGCAAAACATTGATAAACAGACAAGAATAAACCGGATGAGAAAAATTCTTCCAATACTCGTTACTTCAGTTTGTTCGGGAAACAACAGGATAACGGTTTGGTAACTGAAAGGTCTCAATATCCCATACTGTTTTGCCTATCCCTATCTGTCGCAGAATATAGAAAAACGACTAATTCACAACCAGTTACCATATTTTCACCTATATTCCTCTTACGCTTGCTTAGGCTTGTATTTACCACATGGCAAGACATACCTTTGCTACACTTATCACCTTAGAGCAGGGCGTTCCAATCGAAACGGTGAGTAAGATGCTCGGACATACGAACGTAAGTATGACCGAACGTTATGCAAAGGTAACACCGCAGAAACTCTTTGAAGAGTTTGACCGTTTCCTTTCTTTCACTGAAGATTTACGTTTAACCATTTAACCAAGATTTTTTATGAGAAGTACATTCAAGATATTGTTTTACATCAACAGACAGAAAATAAAAGCAGACGGCAAGACTGCTATTCTCTGCCGTATCACCATAGATGGTAAGAGCACTGCTATCACCACAGGCGAGCAGTGCAAGTCCTCCGAGTGGAACAGTAGGCAAGGGATGACAACCGACAAGAAGACCAATCAAAGAATCGGCGAGTTTAAGGAACTTGTAGAGAAGACCTATCAGGATATTCTGATAAAGGACGGAGTGGTAAGTGTGGAACTGCTTAAAAACCGTTTGCAGGGAATAGCCACCACACCGACAACACTTCTTGCCATGAGCAAGACAGAACTGCAATCCGTTAAAGAGTGCGTGGGTAAATCAAGAGCAAAAAGCACTTATCAGAATCTTCTCTATTCAGACAAGTTACTTACAGAGTTTGTAAAGGATAAGGGAATGATGGATATAACCATCTCTGCAATAACGGAAGACTTGTTTGAAGAATACCGTTTCTATCTGAAAAAACGAGGCTTGGCAACAGCAACCATGAATCGCTATCTTTGTTGGCTGAGTAGGCTGATGTATCGTGCGGTCAGTCAAAGGCTCATCCGTTGCAATCCCTTTGAGAATGCCAAGTATGAGAAAGCGGAACAGAAGATACGCTTTTTGCAAAAGAGCGAAGTATCTAAACTTATGGCACTGAGAGTACTTGATAAGGAGGCAGAACAAGCAAGACGGCTGTTTGTCTTTGCCTGTTTTACAGGTTTGGCTATTGCTGATATGGAACATTTGCAATTTGGACATGTCCAAACGGCAGCGGACGGACAGAAATATATCCGAAAAGAACGGCAGAAGACAAAGGTGGAGTTTATTGTGCCCCTGCACCCCATAGCGGAAGCCATCATCAATCAATGCAAGAAAGAACAACCAAGCATGAAAGAAATGCAGACGGTGAAAGAAAAAGACAACGACCTTGTCTTTCACTGTACTTGCAGCCGTAGTGTGATGAATGCAAAGCTGAGTATCGTGGGCAAGGCTTGCGGTATCAGAGAACGGTTGTCCTACCATATGGCAAGGCACACATTCGGCACGATGAGTTTAAGTGCAGGGATACCCATCGAAAGCATTGCCAAGATGATGGGGCACGCCTCCATATCCAGTACTCAAATCTACGCACAGGTGACAGATAATAAGATTTCTGAGGATATGGATAGGTTGATAAGGAAACATCAAAAAGAGGAAACAAAGGAGGAAACCGTATGAATGTCAATCACCATCAAACAAAAAGAGAGCGCAGCTATTTCGAGTGGAGCGACAATATGCAAATCACTCGCAAAGGCAAAGGCGAAATAGCAATGACAGAGAGCGAGCTTGTAGATTTCTTCGGTGTAACATGGAGGAAACTCAATTATCGATTGCAACTGCTTCTGAAAACATATCCCCTACAACCCGAAGAAAGGGCCGCAGGGGAGGTAGAGGTATTCGTGAACGGACATCTGCGAGGTTATGCCTTACTTTATCCGCTCACTATCATCATCGCTTTGTCTTATCAATTGGACAGCATGGAAGCCCACTTGTTCAGGAAACATGTATGTCAGAGATTACTGAAACCTACATCCATAATAACACCGATATTCTTAATAGGAAAGACGGATACCTGATGATTATATTTTCTTTTTCTTTCATTGATTATATCTTACTACATAACTACAATAAGGTATAATACGTTGAAAGAAAAAGGATTAAAGATTTTTATTGATATACGAATATTCTTTCATTTATTTACTACGCTACTACAAAAGAAAGATTTTTATTAAAACTGAATTGACAGTGTATAAAAACTAAAAGCACAACCATGAGAATTTATAGTTTATAACACATAAACTAAAAGAGCTGTATCAAACCCTATAATGAGTAACGACACAGCTCTTTTTCTTGTTTTGAGGGAGATTAAAGTTTCTAATCAAGAAGTTCGCATCCTTTCAGATGTTGAGTTTGTATCCAATATATTTTATGGCAACTATTTAAGTTCATGCAACATGTAGGGTGCTCCAGAAACCTTTACCTTCAATTTTTCATAGCTTCCATCATCCATGTGATAGACAG